TGTATATATTAGAGTTGACTCTTCATTTGCGTTCAGACGTACCTCATATGTGATGTTCTGACCGATATATGAATCTCCTAAATCATATTTGATTCTCAAATCATCTGATAATGTTAACATTATTACATTTTACGTTTATTTATTAGTAAATTTCGTTGGACACGATTATCTATCGTGGATTAAATTTTTTACTTTGCCTGTCCAAGCAGATAATTATTCAACTGTCTTATAATCTCATTCTTGATGTCTTGTATAACTTGTTCTGTAACATCACTATACAATGTTGCTTCAAGTGGTCTCTTAGCAGGAATTCCTTCTCGTCCAATCTTACGTGCTATAAGGAACGCAAGTTGTCTTGAAGACGGTACTTTACCGTTGACCGCGTTCGGTACAACAGGTTTGATTTTGACCCATCCTTCAATTGCATCTATAGGTGGCATCTTTCCTGCTCTTCTACCATACTCAACATACTTCCAATAATCATCAAGGTTGAGACTGACTATAAGTCTATTGCCGTTGATTGTTACCGCTGTCTTTGCTGACTGACCAAGACTACCTGTTGCATCTATTCCTTTGTCTGCCAATGTTTTACGGTATGCATCAGCAATACGTTCTGCTATGCCTTCAATTTTATTTAGTTCAATGTTCATCGTTTGTTCTTCATCTGCATTTGTTTTATCTGCTGTTGTTCCCAGCGGTTCTTTGTGATTATGTAACTTGCGATATAGAAGGTCTGTGATACTGACCAGTTGAGGATATCATCAAAAGAGTTGTTTGACTCCTTTGCTACACTCAGGATAAGAGGGATGAGGTGGAATTGTTGAAAGACATCTCCAGTTCTTTGATTTGCTTCTTTATCTCTTTCTTCTCCGCTCTCGTCTTGCCCTTCATTGTCTCCTTCAGTGTCTTTTGCAAAGATGATTTCAAAATGAGCATGTATGCTCCCAATTGAATCTTGAAAAAAAAAGCAATTGCTCTGACATCCAACCAACACATATCTCCAATGTCGGATTGTACCTGCTCCATATCGTAACCGTCATTATAGTCATGACCTTTTGGGATGAGAAATACTGACATCAGCTTAACAACATCCTTATTTTCATCTTTCATATATGTTGAATAGTCAATATACATCGCAGTTGTAATCTCCTCTAACTTGCCTTTAAACACATACTCACGGTCATTGATGGTGTATTCGAACTTGTGATAGTGTGTCTCAGGTTCTGTCTCCAAGAATTCAAGGTGTGGTAATAGTTTCTGGAACTCTGTAACCTGCATATTCTCAACTTGGTTTACTTGCATCCCTGTCAATATTGATACAAGATGTACTGTCTTGAAGTCATTAGGAATATCTGCTGACAGAATCTGCTCTATCTGCTCATACTCCTTCCAAGTAATCTCATCCCAGTTGTTCTTGATTTTAATTGTCATATCTTTATTTGTCTTTAATTTTTGATTTGCAAATTGCAAATTGTTCTTATAATGTGTTGTTATACAATAGCATACATATTATTGTTTCTGCTTGCAGCATCATAACTCAACATAGTTGCCATCACCATATCATCATGGCAACCTTTTGCACCGTTGTATGTAACATTGCCTGATGACGTCATCTGCATCTCATAAGTTGTCATTTCATTTATCAATGTCTCATCGTTCAGCAACTGTACTTCATCGTTCTGTATTGCAACGACTAACCTGTTGACTAACTTCGCTTTAGAGGTATTGCTTGTTGAGAATGCTCTTATACCTACGTTTAGTCCTTCATTTGCTACTGCCTTGCTCAGCAGTCCACCGTACACTACACCTATTCCGTTCTTTTCATATTGTGTTACTTTAGGTCTGAACTCTTTAAGCAGTTCAACTATTCTATTGATTGTCTGTGTCTCATCCTTGTCATTGAATCGTTCAATATATATCTGCTGGTTTTTGCTATTGAAGAACGATATTACAGTATAGTCCTGATGCTGTCCAGAACCCCAGTCAATACCTGCATAGCAGTCAATGTTATGCTGCCATTTCATAGTATAATAAGTCGGTTCATCAAAGTCATCTGACAATACGTGATGGAATGCACCGAATACAGAACCAACAGCATCAGCGAACTCACCGAGATAGTAGTTCTTAAACAGTCGTTCAGGCAGTGTACGTTTATAGAAGTTCAGTTTCTCTTCTGTCAAGATTGTCTGTCCTGCCCAGTCATAGTATCTAACTGACTTAGAATTGCCTGACAGACCTTCAACATAATAGTTATAGAAGAATCCTGTTCTGAATCTTGGGGTTGATGTAAGGATGATTGGACATTTATGTACATCGGTTGTCGGTGATAGTGCAAAGAATACATCATCTGTAATGTATGCTGCCTCATCAATGCAAAGTACTCCTCTCTTGCAGACGTAACCTTGGAATGCTGCTATGTCAGACTCACCTGAAAGGAACTGCACCTTAGAACCTGTCAGAAATTCAAGTACCAACTGGGACTGTCCTGTAGGTTTAAGCAACGGTTCAAATGCTGTACGCATCTCATTGTACACTCTGATGCACTGCTTGTATGTCGGTTCCATTATGATGCTGAACCCGCCAGTGTAACTGCATGCATAGAAGAGCAGCACTGCCATCAGGACAGTTGTCTTACCGACCTGACGTGGTGCTTTGACCGCTGAGACTGTACCTCTTGCTTCTGGTGAGATTATGAATCTGAGGAATTCCGACTGATAGTCTCTCCAATGTATTCCTAAATCAACTGTCACTTACACACCGAGGTCTATTTTGATAGTGTCCTCTGTCTTGACTGTCATCTTCTGGTCATACAGTCCTAATGTCTCCGACACTAAATCTATAATCTTCAACTTTTCTCCTGTTGTGGCGGTACTGTACAGTTCTTCCAACTTCGCTACCTGCTCTGAACGCATCTCCTCTACAGAGTTGCCTGTATGAATCTGATGGAGGTACACTACCGCTTCATTCATAATGTTCTTAACTGTCCTTGGTTGAGTATTCCATTTCTGACTGTACTCTAACACAATAGCATGCTTTGATTTGCCTGCTAACATTTCATCAACGATAATTCTAATTCGTTCTGATGTCAACAAGTCATCAAGTGGGAACGATGTTACGATGTTTCTTCTGTCTGGTGCTGGTTCAGTACCAGTCTCTTCTACATAAGGTTTCATTTATTCATTAAAGTATATTTCACTCAACAGTCTCAGCATACCCAGTACACAAGGAGCGCAATGTCTGTTCTCAAGGTGGTGTCCGAGACGGTTGTATATCGGTTCTAAAACATCTATGTCACTGCTGTAAATACCTCTGACATATCCGTCTTTTGCCCTTTTAAGGTGTGTCTCATACCCTTTGAGGGTCTTAATGTCGTTTCTAGACAAGTTTGTCATATATTGTATCTGTTAATTTCAATAGTAAATCTTTGATTAGCAGTAGTATTCGTCCGAACGGTTCTGTCAGCAATGATAGACAGAGGATGTACAGGACGAGGAATATGCTGAACTGATTGACTGCTATAATGTAAATCAGGCAAGTCCAGAATGTCATGCAGAATGAGCAGTCAAATGGTTTCAGTCTGAAATCAGTTGTGTTAATCTGCTTGTTCGTCAGTTTTGATGCTATGAATCGTTTGACTGTTGGAATGAATCCTGACAAGTCAACGATTATCACTATCACGAGGCAGATTGTAAGGAGTTTTATTAGCATTATTCAATTTCTTTATTTGTGTTGTTATTCGTTTTACTCTTGAGCGTATTATATGGTGTGTCGTGCCGAGTAGTCTTGCAAGAGTTGTCGGAGAGTTGTCAACCACACCGTAGTACGCAAGTATGATGTTTCTGTCAGCATCGTCAAGTTCATACAGGATAATTCTTACAGTCTCTACATCAAATTCTGATGTCTCATCGGGGTAACTTGCCATCTCCTCTAATCGTGCTCTAAAATGCGTTATTTGGGACTTTAACTCTGGTGTTATAGATAACTGCACTGGTTTACGACCTTTCTTAGATGGGCGTTTTTTAGGGTCTCGCTTTTTGGTCTGTCTAGGTGTCGTTTTTAATCCACGATAGACATCGTGTCTAACGATGTCTACTCCACCTATTTCATTTTCCTCTTTATTCATCTTCTACTAGTGATTCTTTCCATGCGGTAATCGGTATCTCTTCAAATTCCTTGACTACCATCTTCTTTTTGTTTCCTGTTGGACACATATACTTTACTGGGTACACGTCAACATCTGTTGCTTCTATATCGCCTTCTTCAAAATGTCTCCACTGCTCATCTGACAGCAATGCATGGGTATGATAGAAATGCTTGTTGACTTTGTATGTCTGTAATGCAGTACTGCACAACTGCAGGTCAATTACTCTCTTTATGTAATTGACAAAGCAACCTTTACCATGATACCAGACTTCCATCATTCCAATTGGATCGAGTGACAAGATAGCAACCCACACTGACTGGGCAAAGTCCTCATATAGATGCGCATCCATTGGAGATATTCTTTTACGGACATATCCTTCAACCCAACCTGTATCTGCTAACCAGACCATCAGTTTATGATAGTCAAGTGGATTGTCTGGAGTGTCTTCTGGATTTATGAGCAGTTTGAGTTGTTCAGGAGTCTTCTTCTGAGTCTTCTTCTCTACTATCTCCTTGTAAATCTGCTTCTTCTGTGATGCTCGTTTGACGCGTTTAACGGATGTAGTTTTTGCTCGCGGCATTAAGTACTTAATGTTATTTTATAAATTATAAACGAGTTAGTCCCGTTTATTAAATTTTATTGGAGAAGGACGCCACTCATGTGTATAAGTATCTAAGTAATATGCTCTACCTTCTTTTTGAAGTTGACAAATTCTGCTACATGATAATCCTAATGCTTCTGATGCATCAACGGTGCTGTTATATTCAACCCCATCAACTACAATTTTTTTGCGTTTGATTCTCTTTGTAATTTGTAATGTAGGATGCAGGTACTTCATTAATTGATTTGCTTGTAAAACATTTATACCTGTATTAAATTGCTTACGTCTAGACGGTAAACTTCCATAATTCAAATTGTCTTTATGACTTAACCATTCAAGATTGCTTACATGATTGTTAGACTTGTCTTCATCAATATGATTGACGTCTGATAGATTATCTGGATTGGGTATAAATGCTTTCGCTACTAATCTGTGTACTGTACAATATTTTAATTTTGGCAAATACAAGCACACGCATTTATATCCAGAATTACTGATGACTTGTTTGAGGATTCTGCCACTTTTGTCGTTCCTTACATTACCGAAATTAGATACACTATACATAGTGTCTTCTATTTGTTTATATACTTCTTCCATGATTTAATTAAATAGTAGTACTATATAATATATTTAATCTGGGTGCACTGTTTAAGTAACATTTGTTACGGATTTACAGATTTTAACAGTATATTTGCTGAAATAAAAAATTATATAACATGAAAACAGTAACTATAAGATTGACAGGACATGTTGAGGTGTTTCTATTAGAGCATCCTAATGGCGTTATGGATGCTGAAAGGATATCTGCGTATGATTACATGACAGACCTTGAAGATGACGGTATGACTTGTCAAGACATGACTGAGGTAGCGTTCCTTAAGGAGATTGATGAACTTGCATACAGTTCTGACGCACTCAATTTGGATGACGACGAGGATGACAGGGAATGGACTGCAATTGAAAAGAAAGGCAAATACATCAAGAGCAAGGACTATATAGCGACTAAACTGCACATGGAAGTGCCGTATATTGTGCAGCACTCAGACAGTACGTTGGCCGACTTTGAATACGCAATTGAGTTAGAGGATGACGAGGAGTTCGACCCAATAAAACTGCAGTTGGTCAAGAGCGACTATGAAGCAAGTTGGTTGCCTTATGGAATCGTTACAGATTATATAATGTACGATAACAAATTGATATTGAATCAGTTGGAGAAATGCTTTGACATTTATGCCGAATCTGGTTGCTTCTTATACGAGGACTTCAATACTTGCAAGTACATTTTCTAAAGAGACTCGAGTCTCTATCGTCAGTAATCTAACAAAATGACCAGCAGCGAGGGTCAACTTTAGTAAAGAACTCTTTAATGCGGTCAAGGATGACTGTCTTTGAAGAGAGCGGATTATTATAGCGGAAGCAGTATTCGTCAAGATATAGTTGGTTATAGAAGCGAGACCAGTGACAGTACACACCTCGCCAAGACCTTCTTAGATGACTGAATGCTGCTTCAAGTCTATTTGAACTAGACCCATCTGCTGACTTGTACTTATTGAGGTCATGCCGACAGACCTGATGATTGAACTTCGGTCGGTTGTTGTGGTCAAGGTAACTTGCGAAGCACTCATACAGTCTGGACTGGTCGGTCACAACTGTCATAGGAACATCAACAAACAGTCTCTTAATAATATCTTTAAAACAGTGGTTAATTTCACTTTGGATGAACTTTTGTCTGTCAGATGATTGAATACTAACCAGTCTAATTTTAGGATGTTTAAGGGACACTAAACCGAGGACTGGCATTTTGTCCTCTGCAGCAAGTTCGTAAAACCTCTTCTTATACCACTGCTTGGTCTCCTTCTCATTAAGATTCCAATGCTTTGGCGGAGTGCCTGCTTGCTTGTACTTCTTGTATGCTGGTTTGTAACTCCACTGCGCACCAAGATAGACCTCGTCAATTGCGACTTGGTCATCACTGTCAAACTTAATGTCACGTCCGAGACAGGCACGCAACTTCATCAACATCGTCCATGCTGTTGATTGAGTGACTTGAATATACCTCGCCAATGCGTAACTGGATATGCCACGACTTGAAGTCAAGAACAGATAGATAGCAAACAACCACTTTGACATGGACAACTTCGTGCTGTGGAAGATAGTACCTGATGTATCGCTGAATCGTGTCTTACAATCTGCACATATATGAAGTCTGTCGGGTTCTGGATTGTATATATGTATAGAACCACATACGGGACAGCAGACCTGACCATTCCATCGCAATTGATAGAAAATCTCGGCAGCATTCTCTGAAATTGACTGTAAAGTTATCGTAGACACTGAGGTCTGCGAGACTGAAGTTATATCTGTCATAGTTAATGTCAATTATGAAATTGCCCTAATTTCATTTAACCTATTGATTACTAAACAAATATAACAATTTTTTGCGAAATTAAAAACTATTTGGGTCGGAAAGTGTCATGGTCATTTTGATAGATTACTTACAATAGGATTCCATCCGAAAATCGTGTAACAACTTTGTTACTAGTGTTGAAAATCAATACTTTATGCACACTATAATGACGATGTAGATGCTCCCAAAGGTATTTGCATTTGACAAATGTGCCAAACCATGGAACATTTAACATAACAGACCATGACAAAATGACATGGATATCTTTGAAACTTTAAAATGAAACTGTTTCAAAAAAGCGACAATGATATTTTAAAGTTAGTAGATTGGACTTTGAATTCACTTTTAATTTTGAATTTTTCAAAGAAAAAGGTTACATACATCACAGTTATTTTTTTTAATAAATATGGAATAGATGTATGTAACCGTTTTTTCCCACAATGAATTGATATACATTAAGTTACAAGCAAAAACGAAAATGCATTTTTTCATATTTTGTTTCATTTCGTTTTTCACTCAATTGATATTATATTTTTGCTGAGTTTGCAAGTTTCACCATTCAGTAACTTCACAATTACTTTTCTTGAAACCTTAAAATATTGCATCATCTCTTGCTGTCCATTGAATGTCTTAACAACGCCATTCTTAAACTTTACAGTGTACTTCTTTGACTTCGTCTTTGATATCTTATTTATTCTGCGTTCATTATCCTTCTGCTCCATAGTAATCTTCATCTTATGAATTGCAGTCATCCTCTCTCCCGTCTCCCTCTTATTCCTAATGTCTTCAATGTACTCAATGTTGTCAACCGCAAATTGCAGAATCTTCTTATAGTCAGTCAGCACTTCTTCATATTCTTCTCTGTCAATTCTATTATTTATATCAACCTCATAATCATAATGCTGCCGAACTAACTTCAATACAAGACTATCATACAAGTCAGCAACCATGTCAATGTCTTCAATGTCTTCAACAGTCTCCTTCAACGTCTTCAGCAGTTTAATCTGCTTCTTATCCAACTTATCCGCTATCATACTAATCCTATTGTAAGCAGCGAACATCTCCTTGCTAATGTAGTCTCTGTCTTTCAATATCTCAATCCATTCTTCACGACCAGCAAAGTTCTTTATCAACCAGTTAGTGTATGCAGTATTTCTCGTATATATCTTGTTATCTTGCATGTATTCACTTCTGTTATCATTGATTGGTATTTTATAAGACATCTTATCATGACCGCATCTATCGTCATTTATTCTGCTTATATCATCAAAGTTATCGACAAAGAATCCGTATATCTCTTTCTTGTACGACATGTCAATCTTCTCTTCTACATGCGCCATCTCAGTCTCAGTCAATTCAACTCCTCTGCGAATCAGCATGTGCTTAATCATATTCATATTGCTGAATATCAGTACGTACTTATAATATGACTCAAGCAGTGTCACATTCTTTGAATCATTGAAGAACCCTCTCTTAATCAGTCTGCCGAACTTGCGCTCTTTGAAGATGTCATTCAATATGTTATGCATGCTGATAATGTCGTTTTCATCATTAGTAACTGCAGTGTCACCTGTAGTATGCAGAATAGCTTTTGCCTTGCACAGTCTTTCAATTCTACTGATGGTCGGCAGCTTCTTGTAGTACTTGTCATTGTCCCTTGCAATAATCTTTATCATCATATCTTGCAGGCGGTTTCTTGCAGCGAACTGCCAGATGTCATGGAAGCAGCAGTCATTCTCATTAGCATAGTCAACGATGCTGCATCTGATACGGTCATCATCCTTCATGAAGTCAATGCCGACTGAACAGTACTTAGTAGCGATTACGACATCATAGTCCTTGATTGAGTTAGTGTTCATGACAGTGCCGAGATTCTCAGCATTAGGTCTGTCAAACTCAAGTACTCTCAGCGGTCGCAGTCCACTCTCAACACGGTTCTTGTTGATTGTTATGACCACTTGTTTCCAACTGTCATTCTTTGTGTTAGAGTAAATCAGAGGCAGTCTCCCTTCTGCAATCTCACTCTCAATCAAGTTGACTCTGTCACCGTTGCCAAACTGCTTGTATTTCAATATGTTACAAGATTTCTTGTATATACTTTCATTTGTTATATTGATGCAGCACCAGTCTGGAAAGTACTGCAGTAAGAACTCATGCTCATAGGCAGGAGTACCAGTCATAAACACAAAGTGCTTGTACATCATAGGAAGAACCTTAAACATATCAAACACTGTCTCCCATCTGTAGTCGTCTGTCACAATCTTCTGGCTCTCATCAAAGAACAATACAAGTCTCTTGACAGTTCCGAGATTGAAGTACTTCTCATACATTGGCATCACAGTGTTCCAGATGAATACATTGCGCTTGTTCTCATCAAAGTCTGTTATGCACTGAGTCTTCAATCGCTTAACATCCTTTCTACTGCCCTTACTCTTGTCATCAGCGACAGAGTTGTACGGTACGCACAGGTCAACGGAATTGCCTTTGACCATCATTACGAATGAGTCTTCAAATAGTGTAGGGACAATCTCTTTCGCTATCATCTTAAGAGCATAGGTTGACTTACCTCCAGCACAGTCAAGATTAAGATATGTCATTGTGTACTTCTTAATCATTGGAGTTATAGTGTCTTCATGGTCTGACAGGTATTCTCCTTCCTTTAGATGCACTTTCAGATAGTTCTCAGGTAGTTTGTCTTTCTCTTCTAACCAGACCTCTTCAAACAATGCGTCTAGTGATTTGTCTTCTATCGGCTGGTATTTCTGCTCAATCAGCATATCAACACTGATGCCGACTGTGCTAAGTCTGTCTTTTGCCAATGTCATCTGTTCAGGAGACGGATACTGATTGCGAGCAGTATAGATTGTCTGTCTGATGCTACGCAGCAATGCACCTGGGTTATTCTTGTCACCTTCCCAGTCATCTGGTCCGCATATATCCAACATCAGTCTCTCAATCTCTGATTCAGATACACCCCATCTGTACAGTGAGTTGATTATATTGATACGACCGTAGAATCCAAGATTTATTTTATTGCCGTTGTACGTACTTATGTCAATTGAATTGAACTGACATTTAGTTATCTTGAATTCGCTTGCCTTGTTCAACCATGCATCGAATTCATTGACCCACATCTTCAATTGCTCTTTATCAGATTCAGTCATCTGTGGGTCAATCACATCAGCATCATCATTCCATTTTACTTCTGAATGGTTAAGAAAGAATCGCTGTGCTAATGACTTTGTCGCTTTGTCAAGTCCTGCACCGTCATTCGGTCTGATGTCAATACCGCAGCACTGATAGATTACCCTCGCCAATATTGCACCGTACAGTCCAACAAAATACTTATACTCATTATAGAAAGTGCTGTCAGTTCCTACTCTGATTACGAAATGCAGTCCACCATAATCACGTTCATCATTGTAATAACTACTTGAAAACCAACAACTAAGAATATTTGGAAGTCTTTTTGACAATATCTCAAAAGAATCATATATCTTTTTTACTGAACTCTTTTGCATCTTGTCAATATCAATGAACACTATACCATCTGCAAAGTTTGTTCTGTCTTCATTCAATCCAAGTTCATCCTGCACATAAGCAAATATAGAACCTGAATGTCCTTTCTGCAATGATTTATCTATTGCATTAAGTCCACCGTCCTTGCATAGTATGTCATAAAGAGGTACTGTTGATAGTTTAGTACCTCTCGGAAGATTATCCGCTTTGCCATTGTAAAACGATACAAGCAGTTCTCTGTTACTCTTCATATCCTTCCCACTTTAGATCTCTCTTAATACCGCTTTGTTTTGTAACTTCAAGATACTTGCTGTTGTTGATGCAATGGTCGCATATTATATTGACTATGCTTGCCTTTGTTATGCCAATGCTCAACATTGTTGATGACCATTTTTCATTTGGCATGCCATATTGCAAGTTGTTGTCTTTAAGATACATGTGATGCCAAGTTCCAAACTTAATATCACTTATTGCTTCATCATGCTTAGGACTATTACTATCATGTGCAGGGTACATTCTATATGCTTTCTTACCCGCTACAACATAATTGAAAGTCTCTTTAATGAACCAATCAGCATACACATCAACCATTGCAGTTGCTAATACTGTATTAATAAAATCATCTGCAATTGCATCTGTTAAATTCTTTCGATACTCAGATTTCGAAATTCTTTTCTCTTTAATACTTGTCATAAATATAATTGTTTATTTAGTTGTCATTTTAATATACAATACATCATTAATTGCTTTATTGATTGCATCAGATAGCAGCATAAAGTATGTGCTAGCATCTTCTGCAGTGATATTACCATCTGCAATCATTTTACGTTGCACCACCTTGCTGAGACTGTTGAACTTCTCCTGTGACTTAGTCTCAATAATCTCACTGAGTTCAGCATCAAAGTTGTCTGTGATTACATCAATTGCGATGCAATAAATTTCTGTTAATCTTGTATTCATATCTATAATAATTTAAATTAGTCAAAAAAATTAGTCAAGAAAAACCGACTAAAACCTGAGATGAACGGGAGAAAGGCTTTAATCGGTATCTTGACTAAAATAAATTATATATGTCTTCCATCATGATATATTCTCCCCTTTATATCTGTGATGTTGTGTTTCAAAATTGTTGCTTCTACTATAAAATAACTAAAGTCGCAAGTTAATTTAATTTGCAGTTGATGTGGGCAAGCTGCATAATGTTGAGATAAGCTGACATTTCAATATCCTCTCCATCTTCAATCAACCCTTTCTGTATATGATATAATTGCTGTAACTTATGGCTTATCATTATTTTGTTTGCAACTGGAATTGAAGCTGACTGCATAATAATATCAATGCAACCGTCATTGATTTGCTGTAAATCTTCAACTGAAATTCTTGTGCGTACACCATTGTTAAAATTAGTTTTCATAACTTTTTGATTTTATAAATGTTAAACTTGAATTTGCTGAAACAAAAACCTTACACTTATATATATCAAAAAATCCAAAAAATTCAGGAAAATCGACAACTATTTTTTGCACTTTTATGTAAGTCTCAGAGCATCAGTAACTTCTATTTGAAAGTTTCTTCAAAACTGGATGTCTGTATAATAATCAACGACAGTTGCTACCTCAACGTTACCTGTCATAAAAACAGGTGTTATTGCTTCATATCGTGATGTTCCTATAATGTTATAATTAGAATACTTATTTAATATATCTTTCACATCTAAATGACTTCTAAGTGCTTTATTACTGTCTTTATAATATAATCTGACTGCGATGCAACCTTCAAAGTTAAAAAATTCTGCTATCATATTATTCAGGTGGTGTATTTTTGTCAAGGTCTTTCATCAATTCATCATAATCCAATTCTGTTGTAAGTGAACTAAACCAATTGCATGCTGCTCCAATCTCAAATAGTCTGATAATCCTTTCAGCATTAGGGTCTGTTAGTGTTTTCCGTGTTCTCATGTTTATCAATTTATTTATATAAACAATAAACAGCGGAAAACTAAAAGTTAAATATTTTTTAAACTTTTTACTATTAAATAAGAAAATAATAACTTAACAGATGGACAAGAAGCATGTTGATAAGTATATCTTCATTGTGTGTCTGATAATTTCAATAGGACTGTTCGTTGGAGGATTCTTTGTACCGCCACTTGGAATAATTGATGGCAGTGTACTAACTGCAGCAGGAATATTATTCGGATTCGCTGCATTAGCAGTAGCAGGACAGAACTTGGCAAACGGTAAGGATGTAACATTCCGAAACGGAGACACAGAGGTTGTAATTGAAGATGAAGCAAAAGAGCAGACCTATTAAGTTTGCTCTTTTTGTTTTTCCAGAGTCAAAAACATGGTTTATATTTGTATCGCTAAGTCGCTGACACTTAGACACTTGCAAATATAAACTTTAAAATTATCAGTTATGGAGATTCTTAGAAAAGCAGCAATTGCACAGTACAACTTTGAACATCACATGTTAGAGAACTGCGGTTATGAGACACAGACAACATTCTACTCTGACTTCACTATCGCTGACTTATTCGGAGACAATGCTGTACTTGACACTTACAACAGGGCATTCACAGAGTTTAAGACCAACATTGTCTATCTGACAGAACTGTCTATGGTGCTCAACACCAAAATCTGGGAACACTATCACAAGAAGAATGAGACACTGACTAATCTGTACGACAAATTATGGAAGCAGACAGATGAATACTGCTGTGAGAACCTTAAAGGTGATGACCTGAGTTACTACCTGCATACAACGGATTGAAACATTATTGAAAACGCAAACGTCTTCAAGACGGTTGTTATTAGATTCATCATTTTTGCTATCTAATTTCACTTTAGAGGGACTTTCAGTTCTGAGATGATAAATTATATATCCAGAACTTTAAGTCCCTTAAAAGTGCTTAAAACATCTTAATTTTATAATGGTTCTTATATTGAGTTAGAACTTATTTGATTCATATGTTGAGTTAGAGCCGGCTACATACCAGTTCTTTGCTATTGCTATTGCGATATCTTCATCTGTCAGTCTTTCTAACACTACTGTAGGGAAGTATATTGTCTCAGATGCAAAGTCATAAGGCGGTGCAGTGCCAATTCCGTCACTGACAAGTTTAAGGTCATATAAATTGTTGAATATGTTGACTACAGATTCTCTTGTCAATGCATTACACTGATTGAACATATATCCAACATTTACTCTTGGATAGTTTACACCATATAATCCACCGCACTTCCCAAGATTTTTAATCCCTCCAAAGTCAGTTAGACTGCTACATCCGTAAAACATCGCTCCTGCATCTATAAGATTACTACCATCAATTACATCTATAGATGTAAGAGCACTGCATCCATAAAATGTCTGCCATGCCATTTCTGCTGTGCCTGTATTCAACCCATTAACTGTCAATAAGTTAGTATTTTTATAAAATGCCCAATTCCAACTTCTGCTTTTCGCATTGAAGTTTTTTACATTCTGAAAACTGCTAAGATAAAACATATATTCACAGTCAGTTATGTTAGAGAAGTCAAGTTGTGTAAAGATTTCATCACTTCGTGAATATGCCATCTTCGTCCCTGCAGGCAACACATTAGTTGTCTCATAGTTCTTAATCTTACGTATAGCATCTCCGTAAGTCACCAACCCTCCTTCTACATCTACGTTCTGATTATGAATTGCAAGTTTTATATCCGTTTTTGTATTTTGTAGTATATCTAACATTCAATTGATTCTTTATTTATTAGATGAATGATTGTATAATCCAACCCTTTGCAGCTGCTTTATTGATATATGTATTTGATAAACTGTTATATACATCATAATCTACATACAGTGTGATTGAACTGTAACCTGCAGTTGCTCTGTCATAAACTGTATCTATTATATTCTTAATTGATGTCAAATCTGTTATGTATGCAAATACTCCACTATCAATATCTAAGTTTGAAACTTTACCTAAGTCTTTCAGTCCAGATATCCCTGCAAGAGTCCAACTGCCTTTAAGCGTATCAACAGAACCGCAATCGATTAACGATATTGATAATAATGGACAATTATAAAAGGTGTTTGTCATATTCGTAACATTTGATGTGTTAAAGTCACCTTTAATTGCAGTTAAATCATTGCAAGTCACGAACATACTGTCCATATTAGTGACATTGAAAGTGTTATATAAATACAGTTCTTTTATATCAGAGAAGTTGAACATGTCAGTAGCATCTGTTACTGCTTCTAAGTCAACATACATTATAGGCAGAGTTTGAAAATGTTGAGTTCCAGTAGAGTTCCATGTTGTATTACTGTAACCGAAACTGCATCCATTAAATGCTTTAACCGCTATAATCTTTTTTATGCTATCTATCGCATCAGCATAAGAGGTCAGTCCGCCAGTGACCTCTACGCCTTTTTCTTCAATGGCGGACTTCATATCCTCTTTTGCTGTTATCAAATCATTTAATCTATCTGCTGTTGTCATGATATAGTCCAACCTTTATTTGTTGCTATTGCTTTTTCCTCATCTGAAAGAAGTGCAAGTGTATTTGCATGCAATTTCAATGTCAATATGCTATATCCAGCAGTTGCACGGTCGTACAGTCCGTTAATGACATTGAGTATTGCATCATGGGTCAGTGCAGAGCAATAGTTAATCATACTGGTTGTCCCTGTTAATGATGCTTGCTGTCCAAGATTAGTAAAACCTCCTAAAGTCGTTAACGCAGTACAATTGTATGCGAAATAACTACAATCTGTTATTAACGGACAATCCATATTAGCAATCTCTGTCATTGAGGTGCATCTATAGTACATATAACTTATATCTTTAAATTTACTAAAACTAAAAGATGCACCTTTAGTTAATGCAGTACAACCATAGTACATTCTTGAAGCAGTGTAATTTGTTCCTTTGTTAGAACTAACTGTTGAAATAACGGGGCGTGTCAATGATGTGCATCCTTCAAACATACTATCAAGGCTATACGGTAATGTGTTGCTTGATGATGTACCAATAGATATCAACTGTGTTGTGTTAAGTTTTTCACAACCATAGAACATTTCAGTATAGTTATATGCTCTATACCAGTAGTTATAGCTACTGCTAGTGCTTGGTAAAGTCTCCAATGACTTACAACCATAAAACATCCCTTGTGTGCTGGGACTTGAAGATGTTAATTTTTCAAAATATACTTTAAAGTTGCTTATATCTGTCAGTTTCTCACAGTTTTTAAATATATAATTACCATAAGAAACTGTTATTGCTGGCGCAGTCTCTAAATTGACACAATTCTCAAACATATTTGATGCTCCAAATCCGCTTGAAGGACCAGTTATAGCACTTGCATCTTTTAGACTAAAGCAATTTTTAAATGCTGATGCTGCACTCTGCGATATATATACTTTTGGCGCAGTCTCTAAATTGCCACAATTCTCAAACGTGTTGTTTAAATATAATACACTATTAGTGGTACCTGCTCCAATTGGACCAAGTACTTTAAGATTAGTACAGTTTTTAAAGGTGTTCTGCATTTGCCAAGCGGAACTATGTCTAGTCGGCACTACAGGAAATGCAACTAAATCAGTTAGTCCAGTATATGCATCTGTTAAACTATAGGGAGCAGTCCATTCATCTAGTATTATCTGTGCTCGTGTCTGTGCCGCAGCATTCAAACTATTGATGCTATTATCATAAGCAGTCTGCTCCTCTGCAGTAAATCCAAGTGCAACTAAATCTATCCCTGTGTTTCCTCCACCCCCTGAACTAGCAACATTAACAGTCACATCAACCTTACTGTAACCGTCAGTGGTAGGTGTATAGTTGTAAGTGCCGTTTTCAGTCAGCTCAATACTCAATTCTTCTGTCTCAAAAGTAGGTATCTCAGGCATCTCAACTGCAACTGTAACCTGATTGTAACCGTCTTCTTTGGTATAAGTGCCGTTTTCAGTGAATTTCACCGCTTCAAGGAGTTCTTTCTGGTCTGCAGCACCGTCTTCAAGACCTTCTGCATAACCGTCATTGTAACCCTCTGATTCACCCTGAGTGAAACCGTCAGCGACACCAAGGTCATATCCGCTGTCATAACCCTCTTGTCTTGCAGTCTCCTTCAAAGATTCAACCTGCTCATCAGTGTACTTCTGAGGTACATTGACATTAACCGAAACTGGTTTATAACCTGTAATCTCCTCATTGTCATACAGATAACCTCCATTTTCAGTTATTTCGACTGACAAGTTCTCAATTGTTACTCTTGTTCCCTTGCCATACAGTTCATCTATCGCTGCATATATTGCATCAACAGAATCAAATGTCATATTTGGGTCACCGCCCAGAGCAACATACATTGAGAATGCTACTCTGTAAGCGGGACTAGATATTAAGTTTTCTGCCATTGTGATTATCGGTTCATTTCATATTCTTTCATCTCTGCCTCATGAGCAAGTCTAGACTGCTCCTCAAATGCTTCATGCTCCTCAACTGTTATAGTTCTATAGTCATCATCATAAGCATCCCTGATAGGCATATACATACATACAGAACCACTATAGTTCTTTATGTCATCGGTCTCTGGATTGTATGATGTAATTCTATATCCTTCCTTTGCATGTACGTGTACGAACATATTAGGTTTTACTTCTGCTACCTCAAGGTTTTCCATTTTAAGAATTTGCTCTTGTGTCATATAATTTATTGTGTTTATTTATACAGTATATAAAACGTTATCAAGTATTGTGTTGATGTCACCTACAATATTGTCAACTTCGGTCTTGGTGTAATAACCGCTTAGGTCAACTTCAACATTTGCTATCTTAGTGTCAACTTCTTCTTTAGTATAGTAGTTCTCAAGACTGATATTGGCGAGTATGTCATCTATCTGCTCTTTAGTATAATAATCCAATGCAGTTTCAAGATACTCCTCAACTATAGGTGTAACTGTATCTAACAGTGTGTCTTTGAACTCGTCTGTTTCAAGATATCTTGCAATCAGTAGTTCATATTGACTTAGCATCGTATCAATCTGCTCTTTGTCATAGATGTTCAATGCGAAGTTGTCAAAAACCTGTCTTGTAACTCTATTGTCAACTTCTGCTTCTATGCCGTTAGACCACTCTTCAAAGTATGCATCATCAAGTTTCTTATCCAACTCACCTGCAAGCGAACTTGTACTACGTATCACTGCTTCTGTCAAGTTGTCAAACTCTTGTCTGCCGACTTTGTCACTTAACACTGTATTTGTTGCATCTCTAAATGCAACGTATTCACTATCATTGACTTTAGTGTTGAGTTCATTTATCAGATTTTGAGTGTTAGTGTCAATCTTGTCATTAAGTGCAGCTATCTGCTCCTGTGTTACATCATCCTTTTCATTCTCCGCTACCCAGTTCTCAAAGTATGCAGCACTTAACTTACCTGCTAATTCAGAATCAATACGTGCAGTTGTGGTCTCAACCTGTTCAATCAGATTATTTACAGTCTGCTTATCTGCTTTGTTATCTAATTGATTATCAATATTATTAGCATAATTATTGAATTCTGCAAGTCCAAGTTTAGAGTCTAATCCTTGTTCTAATGAACCTGTTCTCTCATATAATGCAGTGTACAGCTGCTCATATTCGGTTCTGCTAACACCGTTTTCTATCTTTTCAGTGTTGCTGTTGACTTTTTCAACTAAGTTATTGAAGGACTGTCCTGTCGGTCTTGAATCAAGTTCCTTTTCAACATTGTCTGCCCAGTTGTCGAAATAAGCAACATCTACCTTGTTCTCCAACTCACCTGCAAGTGAACTTGTACTCTGTATGACTGCTTCTGTCAAGTTGTCAAACTGTGTCTTTGTTACAGAATTATCTAACTGTGTATCAACCTGCTCTTTCCAGTTCTCAAAGTACGGTAAATTGACTTTCTGTCCAAGTGTGTTGTTTATAGTGTCAATCTGGTCAGTTAAGTCCTGTCTGAGAGTGTCAAAGTTCTGCTGTGTCGGTCTTGAATCAAGTTCCTTTTCAACATTGTCTGCCCATTCATCAAAGTATGCAGTGTTGACTTTCTGCTCTAACTCTCTTGCTAAAGTGGTGGTTGCATCTGTAACACCCTGAACCAAGTCATCATATTGTTCCTTTGCTACTAAATCTGGAACCCCTTTAAGGTCATCGAATGAACCTGTATAAGCAACTGTCGCCAACTGAGTTCTCAATGGGAACAAGGTCATTATCTCATCTTTTGTCCAGTATGCACTTGTTCCAACAATCGCAGGGATCTCAAACTCATCATCAAAGCACTCACCCATACCCTTAGTTGATATTGACATCTGAGCATAACCACCTGCAAGTCTGTCTGCAAAGTCCTGCTCAAATAAGGTTATGCCAACTGGATATGATACTGTCAGCATGTCATCTGCGGTATTAAGTGCACCGACAATTGTCTGAATTACAGTTGCAGCATCAGAGTGAACTGAGTCCCTGTTAGCATTGTCTTCAAGCAGTCTGTCAGCATAGTAGATTGTCGCATCATAGGTTGTAGTTGACTCCCTTGTGTTTACCCTTGTTATGACGAAAGAGACTGACCCATACTTGACTTCCTCAACATTCCAAGATTCATACGGACTAGTCGTATAATAACTCTGAACGAGAGCTATCTGCTCTGCAATGCCCTTTACGAGTTCGTTTAATATATTTACATTCAACATTTCAAAAGTCTTTTATTTCGTCATTAAAGCACCCAATTCGTTGTGTAGGCATCTGGGTCTGCCATCATATCAGCACCATTACGTGTACTTTTATATTCTGGATATAATCCTGCATTAGCACAGAGGTACTTCGACATTCTTTCAGCATAAAATGTTGCTCTCAACTCATAATGATTAGCAACAAGTTGCGCATCCTTCAAAGTGGTTGACTGTACATTGTCATGTGTAGTCTGAACAACTCCAACGTTTCTGTACTTGTATGCCAATGGGATAGTAACTTCGCTCAACACCTTAAATTTCAAATAGTTGGTAATATAGTCATCAAGGAGTGTCTTATAAGCAGTAAACTCATCCTTAACAATATCATTAGTAATTACTAAATCATATAGTTTATCAAGCAGTTCTGTACCAATAAGTTGCTGTAAGTAGATATCCTGACTAGTCTCTATTGCTGGCGCAAGGAACTCTGAACCAGTGTTGTCATTTATGATTGTTTCAGACTTCAAAGTCTCATCTGATATAAGAAGTGCTTTACTCATTTGTCTCAACTGTATTTATTTCATCATCCCATACAACCAACTTATTGAATGTAATAGAATCCTCTGTGGTGTCGAACACCTTGTTAAATATCTTGATAAATGTCTTCTGCAGCGGTTCAATCATAGTCTTATAGAACAACTGAAAACTTTCAAGGAATTCAGTCTTTGAGAATCCTGTGTTTTCTGGGTTCATACCGAACAGCGCAGGGGTCGCTCTAAATGAGATGAATATCTCTTCTGTTATTGAATCCTTTAAAGTGTGGAACTTCTCGTCTGCATGGTCTGAATCCAACCTCTGAACTGATGTAGCATTCTCACCCGACTCACTGAATGAAAGTATGAACCTGTTGACATTATCACTGCCGACAAACTTCTTGTTTATCTTCTTTTCAATTGCTTCCTGTGTCTCTTTATCTGGAACTCCATTGTTGAATGATATGATAGCAGACGGACTAAAGTTGTTGAGGATTGAATTGAGATGATAATTGCTTATCTCACAACTTGTCTCAACTGCTTTGATTGCTCCACTCCATCTTGGAACTGGATATAGTCCTCTTGATGCACCCTTGTAATAGAAAATAGAACTCTTCTGCTTCTTCTTAGGGTCAAAGATTGGCAACTCCTTTGGTTTAGAACCCCAACCGCTGATGTTATTGTCATAGTATGCTGTCTTACCGTCATCTGATAGTCTGATATGAGATACATTGACCCAATAAAGTTCACTTATTCTGTTCTCTGCATCACGCAATACGTTGAATGCGAATCCACCTGTAACTAGATAATCCAAATATAGGTTTCTAAAGAGGTCATCGTAGGTCTCACCATCAACATTGACTTGGTCGGTTAAGAAACGACCTGACACACCTTGACCGATAGTGTAATCTATTATTCCGTTGATGATAGACTGTAAGATAGTTGAGTTCTGGTACAGTCCAAACAGATACTCTGGGTATTTATTGTCCTTTCCATAACCGACGTACTTCTTGCCCGCCATCTTGGTCTCTTCTAGCACAGGAATGACTTTGCTCTTGTTCTCTATGATAGCAAAGTGCATAGTCTCTTTGTTTTCTGTGTTCATTACTTATTATAGATAGTTTTTTGATTGTCCTTTTTATAGGATATTGGTTCTTTTACGGTTGACATAACCTGTAATAGTCCTGCTTCTTTCTGATATCCGTTGGCAGCGACCAGACTGTATGAATATTCACCTGATTCTAAATACCTGAAATCAAGTCCTGTAAATATCCAGTAACCTGATTTGTTACCATTATTTGTGAGATTGTCAAAGTCTGACACTTTATGAGATAAATTATGTGTCAATATCAACTTGAATGGTCCTTCTGCTGCGTTGTGTTTTGCTATGAATATTGACTGATTGTCTTCTGGTTTTATGAAAATCATCTAAGAATTGCGTTAATTTCCTTATATAATTGTAACAGTTATTATATAAAATATGCAATTTTGAATTTTTATAAATTAAAGGTTACATACATGACCCTGTTTTTTATTAATAAAAATGGAGTAGATGTATGTAACCGTTTTTTCTTACAATAAATTGGTTTATATTAAGTTACACCCAAATCCGAAAATGCATTTTTTCACAATTCGGATTTTGTGTCTAATTGCTTTCCTTTGTAAATGAACGTTCTTGTAAACGTTCATCGTTTACAATAAATGACGTAACCGTCATCGCTAAGGAAGTCGACTTCCTTTGTATGATTTATTATAAAGCAATTGTCTTCGCTCTCTTGTACTAATGCTAACATGTACGAATGTTGGATATAGAATCAATTGGTCATAAGGCAGTCCAAGTTCAACTACAATCTTAGCAGTCTCATAAGTACTTAATCCTTCAACTACGAAGTCACATGCTTGTCCCATAACATGCTGTGATGTCGGTACACCTCCAACCTTTTCATTTAGTTTAAGACAGCGATATCCTGAGTTGATATGAATAGGTCTTTTTATATAATCCCTCAACGGTTGCAATATATTGAACACAAGTTCCTTAATATTGTTTCTTATATAGTCATGTTTTATAGTGTTGTCTATGCCGTATTTCTTTGCGGTTTCAGACTTCTCAAATTCTGAATAATTAAAATTTTTTGATAGATACATAATTTAGTGGTTTAATGACGATTTAAAGGACTTTTATAGTCCAGATGATAAATTATATTATATCAAAAAAGACCTCCTCTAGAGGTCTTTTAATATGTTTTAAGGGTTAATAAAAATTATACTGCTGGTGCTGCCTGAATAAGTGGTGTAGCAATTTCTGCAGGAACTTCAAATGGGAACTCTGCAGATGTATCAGCTAGTGTAACTGTATATCCATTGAGGTCAGTTGAAGCAGTACCTGTAACACCTGTTGCTGCAGATGCTGATACAGGGAAGTCATATCCAAGATACCAATATTTACCGTTCCAGTCAAGAACCATTACTTCAACATCTTCAAGGCAGAGCGCCATGATTTCAAGTCTCTTTGATGTCTCCATTTTCGAGAACTGGAGTGCAAGTTCAGTTGCGACTGAGAAGTTACCGATTGTTTCATCTGAACTAGCAGTTGAAGTCATCGATGCAGTACCCTTACGGAACTTATATGTCTTAAACTTTGCTTCTGTAGCAGTCTCAATTGTTGCTATCTGAGACTTCTCTGTATTGAGTGTCTTAGCAGTAACGTCTGCTGATTTGATTATATAGACTTCCTTGATTCCTCCGAGATTATCCTTGCAACCGAGAGCGATACCAGAAAGTGCGAAACTTTTGCATGCCATATATGTTATCTGTGTTTATTTGAATTTAAAAATAGGGAGGGAGCAAGTCCCTCCCTTAAATCATGTTTAATAGATTAGACGTTTATATTCCTTACTCTGCCTTTGCGATAACCGCATTGTCAAGGAATGCTACCTGTACACCACCGTTGAAGTTGATAGCAAGACGATATTCCTGATTGTCATCTGAATACCAGAACTTGAATGTCTCTTTGTCATCCTGCATGTCAACGCCATAAACAGTCTCTGAAAGTGGAAGAGCAACTGCTGCTCCTGTACCGTTAAGACCAGGGACACCGATTATCTTAGTTGCAGTACCTGGGAGAACCATTTCAAATGTGTCAGCATTGTCATTTGCTGGGTGATGATAAAGATTCTTATCAACAAGTTCCATTACAAGGTCACGATAAGCATCAACTCCCATGAAGATTGCTGAATCCTTAAGAACTGCAGCAGGGATTGCCTTATAAACATTCTTTACAGTGTCAAACTGAGTTGCACCTACAGTTGCCTTTACAACACCTGTACCAGCGAGGATGTCAAGAAGACCGTTATACTTAACACCACCAATTGTTACACCGTTCCATACTGCCTTTTCTACCTCTTCATTTACTCCCTTGATTACATCAGCGATAAACTGCTCTTCAAATGGAAGGTTCTGACGACCTGCAGCGATGTTAACCTCAGAATTCATAAAGTAGTCAATCATTGCCTTGTCACAGAATGACTGGTTGATTTTAGCAACCCAAGGATTGATTTCTCTCTGAGAAACCTTTGACTCACCTGCTTCATTCCAACCACATGCACGACCGTTGCCGAGAGTGATAGTTGTATTGAGTACATTGATTGCTGTCTTTCCTTTAACGCCAGTCTGAAGGCGGAAGTACTTAAGTGATGGAGCACCAAGAGATGCTTTTGCTATCAATTCATTTGCGTTCTGGTCTACATAAGCTGTAAGACCTGTTAAATTAACTGCCATAGTTATATTTTTATTTTATTTAATTTTCCTAATTGATTAGTAAATGACGTGTTTTAATTGAAGTATTTGAGTGCTTTATTTTCCTTGTTTGAAATTGTCTTTTTGGTGATAGGAGTTTCAACTGACATCTTCAACTTCTCATCCTTCTCTGCAATTTCTGCTTCAAGTTCAGCGATTCTTGCATCTCTTTCAGCAAGCATTGCTTCAAGTTCTGCTATCTTGTCTTCGAGTTCTTTTACTCTGTCATCCTCTGCAGGTTTCTCCTCAACAATTACTTCCTCTTCAAGGACTTCAACCTTTTCCTCAACCTTTTCAACTTCAACCTCAACTATTTCAGTTATGATACCCTCTGCTACGATTACTTTCTTACCGTCTTCAAGTATATACTCACCGTCAGCAGCAGGTACTGGTCCTTCCTCAGTCTCAACGAATACTGGTTTGCCGACTTCAAGTTCACCTTCAATAACAAGAGTCTCTTTATCAGTCTTAATCTCAGCGAGTTTGAGTAGCATTTTTGCTAGTTTGAAAAATTTATTCATATTATTTTCGTGTTTATTTATTTCTATCAATTCAATGTCAGACAATATTTCAATTGAAAAACCGTTGAGTACTCCAGATTGCTTTATTGCATCCCATAATGCATCATCCTCAACGTGGTATGAGACATACCAAGAACCATCTGGAACATCAGCAAATTCAGTTGGACATAGTCCTCTTTCCTTGTCTATGATGAGCGATTCTATCATATGACAACTGTTTACATATGTATCAGATGAATGCTGCAGATTTACAAGGTTGAAATATCCGTTTTTAGCATACTTTTCAACCATTTTACGGATTGTCGCCTTTTCAAAAACGACATAGTATTCTCCTCTTGTTGCCGAACGTCTATAGATTGGAGTGTCTGCTAGCATAGCAATACCTGATATTATATGTTTCTCCTCATCGGCATTAAATGTTTGGTATTCTGTTTCGTCATTGAAGCACAAAAAAGGCAGTTCTACAGCAGGATTATCAACCAGAGATATTGTTGTACATCCAGATTCATCGAACTCGTTTATGACGATTCTATATGTTGGTATATTCATTTCTTATAAATGTTTTTTCCTATATCAAATAGTAAAGGACCGTTTATAAACGGTCCTTTGTTCTAGAATGTTGATTCTTCTTCTACAACTCTGACTTTGTCAACTGTTGAGGTGATGTCGGATTCAAGTACATAAACTCTTGTGTCTTGTGCATCCTCAACTGCTTTTGCTCCTTGTACTTCTGTTGTATAATTGATAGGGGAACTTAACAGTGCTGCAGTGTTTACTGCTGGCATTGCAGGTGTATTGCCTGAATTATCTCCATTATTAGTACTATCCAATGTCTGCTTCTTAATATTGTTGATGTTCAATGTACCCATAGCAATTGTGGATGCAGTCAATATACCACCCATTATCGGTCCTGCTATCGGTCCAAGTTGCATTGCTGATGCCCATGCACTAACAACTCCTTGAAGCATCTGCATTGTCGCTGACGCAATTGACAGTTTCTTCCACATCGCAAATCCTTCCTTTGTGGTTCTGTTCTGTGAGTTCGCTAATCCATCAAGCAGCTGTGCTGTGCTATTGAATGCTGTTCCCATCAGAGATACACCTGCAGAAATACCTTGTGCTTGCTTATCTGTCAAATCTAATACCTCTTTGAGTTTAGAACCTAATGTCTCAACTGTTTCAATTTCTGACTCTTTTGCTTCTGCAGAAACCTGCGCTCCGTTGCCTTCTGTTGTGAAATAATCCTCAGAAGCCTTGTTAGCTTCTTCAATCAGCTTCTTTTTCTTGTCATAATAGATTTTGTCTATCTCAAAAATCTGGTCTAAGTATTCCTGCTCCTCAATCAATCCGTTTTCATGCTGTTTTCGGACAATATTTTTCTCCTCTTCAACCCAGTCCTCAAGGCGTTTAGCTTTTAGCTGCAGTTCTGACAACCAATATTCCTCTCTTTCAAGTTTACGTTTCTGATAAGTCTTATTGATTTCCTCTTGTGCTCTTCTTGCTTCTTCAATCTCTTTATTAGCAGTCTCTGTCGCTAATCGCTGTTTTTCACGTGCTGCTTCTCTTGCAGCATTAACCTGTTCAGTCTTTGTCTTCGTGTCATAGATTAAGATAGCATTGTTAGCATCCTTTACTGCTTTCTCTTGGTCTTTCAACTGGTCTTTGAGGTCATCAAGTTGCTCCTGAAGCAGTTTCTTCTTCTTACGTCTTAATCCGCCAGTTTCATTTAACTCCTTTTCAATTGCTTTGATTCTATCCTCAGTTGTCTGCTTATTGAGTTCAGCATACTCTAACTCCTTCTTTAAGATGTCAGCTTGCGCTTCACCTCTTGCTTCCATCAGTTGGATTTCAAGTTCCTGCGATGCTATTCTGTCATCAATTGCTTTATTGGTAGCTTCATATGCTGCTTTCAACTGTGCTTCCTCATCACGGTTCTTTCTGATAATCTTGACTAAAGCAGTTATACCAGCAGTCAATAACGCAACTGCAGCGACTACAGCACCAATCGGGTTCGCCATCATCATAGCATTCAGTCCTGCCTGTGCTGCTGTTGCAGTTGTAACTGATGCTCTCAATGCAGTAAATGCCTGTACGCCTTCTTTAACAGAATTCAATCCGTTCGTCAACATCATAGCCCCCTGCATGCTGTCCATCAATGCGTTAACCTCTTCTGATTCAACACCAATTGCTTTGAGACCACCCTCAACTAAGTCAAATGAACCGATTATTGAGCGACTGACATTATTGAACCTTTCAAATTTTGCAACTCCACCTTCAATCTTCATTGTAACGTTATCAAAAGCGGATGCGTAGTCACCAACATTGCGCTGATAGTTGCCTATAGATGCATCCATTTCTTTGAGCTGGCTGTTGATGTCTGCTATCTGAGCACCCAAGTCAGAGCGTTCTGCTTCATCAGCAGTCGCTCTCCATGCCTTTTTAAGTTCACTCATCTTAACAACCAAGGAGTCATATGACCCCTCAACTGCTTCAATTGAGGTCTTTGTTGCTTTTTTAAGTTTTTCCTGTGCAGTTGTCAGTTCATCCAGTGTAGATGCGAACTTATCAGAACCTACAGTGCAGTCATCCAACTGCTTTCTGAGGTCTTTTACCTGTTCTTTCAATTCTTTGAGGGTCTGTCCTGCTTCCTGCCCGTCAGTTATAATATCATTTAAGTTGATGTCAATTATTTCAACCTGTTCTGCCATTATATATTGTCATGTTAATTTCTTATTGTAAGTGGTAATGATATTGATTCATCCCCTGATGTTATTGTAAACGTACCTGTAACAGTAGCACCTGCTGGTATGTCCTCCCATGTAATAGTATATGATACTTCAAGTCCAAGTGTCTCAACATCCTCAATAAATACACTACCCTGTGCACCATCATCAAGTGTTATCTCATAGTTATCAGGACGAGGATGACATCTTACATATATAGTCCTACTACCGTAGTCACCAGTACCTGTTATTTCAGTTCTATCAACCGATATTGCTGGGAATATTGTACTGCCTATATAATTGTCAATATTTTTAACTTGCACCAATTCAACCTTAGTAGATTCATTTGATGACGGGTTATAGTCAAATATCTTATTGACTACGAACAACTGATTGTCAAATGAGACAAATGTGTTAAAGTTAAATTGTTGATAATCAATATATGACAAGTTAAAATATGCTGTAACTTTTTTATTGTTGGAGTTATAACGTTCGTTAATAAAGTCTCTCCAGAATAAATCGTATATATAGTTATCCTTCGCTGCAGTTGTAGTTTTGTCTGCAGTGTAATCTTCATTTGGACAATTGAATAGACAACCTATAGTACGACCGTCTCTTGTAAATCCATCAGCAGTATTGTATGTTATGTCAAATGTTGGAATAGCATTGACCCTTTCAACTGGTTTGTCATCCTCAAAGAGACCGTATGCATTGGATATCCAGTAATACTTACCAGCATTTTTCTCATTAGTACTAACATCACTGAGGTAGTACTCGTTTGTTGGAACGTGGTTCTTCCCTCTGAAATACCAGTTGTTCATTTTAATTGATGCTGTTTGGTCAGTGTTTTCACAGTCTATGAAGTTTATTTCACTTCTAGAGGACTCAATTTTATCTGTGGTGTTCCATTCAATCAAATCATTTAAGTATATGAATGACTTTGTAGATGCCGAACTAGGATGCATTCCCTTAAACAGTTCTGTAGTCTTATTGTCAAATTCATATTTAGTCTTTATATGTTTTCCTCCATAAGCAACACCGTACTTGTTTGAATATCCCTTATATCTATAACCATCAATGTCGTCATAATTAAAGTCAACATACCTTGCATTAAATGAGCATGGTTCTATAACACATTGTTTTGAACCGTCAAATTTATCATCCCAATTGACTATCTGATAGTTTCTGAAATAAGACTGTCTTGGCATAATATGAATCTTCTTTGTTGCATAGTCCACTTTCCATATCAATCCGAACATCTTAGTGTATTCCAGTATCACATTGAATAATGGTGTATCTTTTGAATACAGGTTTTTAAGGTTGCACTTTGTAGTGTATCGCCAGTTAGAGTACACCTCAGTGTTTGGAAGCACAACAGTGTGGTCGGTGTCATTTACATCAAGCATCACCTTGCTGTACACAGTAGAACCATTAAGAGGTTTACGATAACGATAAATAAATGGTGCATTATAAAAGTCATACTGACTTGAAGCAGTTGGTGGATATACAACAGATGCAGTAACTGTCATTGTAAGTCCTTCTGTATTGAATGCACCCACAGATAGTGTAGGTATCTGCAGCACTGCTTCACCAGTTATCATTCTGTTAGCACTATCAATTGATGTGTTGTTATATATCTGTATAAAGTTATCCCTGTTATATAAAGTACTTATAGGTGTAACATTATCAATGTTCTCTGCACCCCAGAAATGGAATGTCTTTATTGTACCGTTTACATTAGAAAAGTCAATATTGACAATCACATGCGCTTTAGGACTCAATATCAATGCAGTATCATAAATGTTATTCTTACCACTGATTAAAAGGTCATTATCGCTTGCTTTCTGCTTATTAGAAAACGCAACATTAAATGGTGCTAATGTAATAGAACCCATATCGTCTATGTCAGCAAAATCTGTATATGTAAATGTTGTACGATAGATATCTTGACCTCCAGATGTTGTTGTTTGTGTGTACGGTCTATTAGAAAAACCTGAAAATGCTGTAGTATTCTCTATATTTGCACCTCTACCTGCAAGATAATCAAGCATATAACATAGTCTAGTCCAATATGGATTATTTGCATTAAACCATCTATTATCCAACTCTATTGTATAGTCAGTTATTTCACTGCACTTCCTTTGGTACATCTCCATTAAGCGACAGAAATACACATACGGTTTCTGCTCATAAGAGCGGAATTGTCTGATTACATGTTCATTTATACCTTCACCTAATAGCATATTGAAGTCCAATGCATCAACTCTTGCTTCTGCTTGCTCTTGTGTATATCCGTTATTCTTCAAATTGACGAACCATTCCTCTTTCAATACATCTTCAATACTCTTAGCAGTACCATCAGATATACTTACAGTCTCAAATCCAACAATTGAATTAGATTCAAAGTCGTCATACAACCCACGATATGCAGGAGCAAAACCAATTACTGCACTCGGATGATTGCCATCTACAAGTGGTTCAATATTGTTTTCCCACATCTGCTTAATTAGTGTCTTACCAACAACAGGGTGTTCATACATCAGGTCATTTAAAATGTATTTACCACCACCGTCTGGTTCTGCTTTCTGCTCATCACTTAATTGGTCTTTGCTTACCACAACAGATGTAAGTGATTTAAACACTTCTCCTAATGCACCATATAGATTGAATGTATAATATATCATACCGTTCTGTCGTGTTGCAGAAGTGTATTTAGCATAACCATCAAGCAGGATAGTACCATTGTAAATCAACTTCATTGGGATTCTCTTCATTGGGTCAAGATACATACCGATATTTGTATCTCCACCTACAATATATTGTCTATCAAGACGATACGCATTTGCCATCAGTTTGTTGTTTGCTGCTGTAGCAGGTACATTGATAGACTTTGAGTACTCAACGATGATGTCAGTAGGATTCCACAGGTTCTCAAATGTCTTATTGAGTGGGAATGCTATCTTGTTGTTAAGTTCAACTTCTTGATTTTCTAAAAACAACTGTATATTCATGACTATCAATATGTTATATTTTCTTTATGGTCTAACTGCACTGTGACAGTAAGGTTAAACGGTTTCTTATTGTTCTGACTGTTTCTTTCTATCCATTCTGGATTTGTTACTGTTACACGGTGTCGTTGTCCTGTCTCATGGTCATACAGATAGACAATTGGACTAACAAGGAGTGCTTCATATGCATTATGTTCATCATATGTCAACCAATTAGAATTGAGTTCCCACTGGAAATTGCTTGATTTGAGATATGGTACTTGTTTGTCATCTAATGTTGTAATGTATTGCGTATCAACGGATTCAGTTAATGTTGACTTCTTACAGAATGGTCTGCATAGAAAACCGTTGTCACGAGTAATCCACATCAAGAAGAAACGACTGCAGTTTTCTCTGTCATAATATGCAATGACCTCGCATTCACCGTCTGTAGTTCCATCCGTATTCAACAGATAACTTGTCTGTGTTAGGTCAAACCATTCAGGTTTAATTGCTTGTGCATAAAGTTGCTCTGCAGTGAACGTTCTTATATATCCTGTTGGAATTACAATTGCATTTGTCTGTCCTTGTGGTCTTGGATAAGCACCAAATTTTACCTGTCCAAGATTTTCACGTGCGTTGATGGCAAATAAGAACCCTGAATCCTCTTTGAAATCTGGGAATATTGATGGGATATGCGGTACAGATACAGTCGGTATTGTTGTAGCATTCTTGATTGTCTCTGATGTGTATGACCTTCCTGTACTGAAATTGATTGTAACGGTGAATGTATCAATTACTTTAAATATGTTGCTAGAATTATTAAGTTTACTATCTGGGTCTGCAAGCCATTTATAATCAACAACATAAGGAGCAACAATATCTTTGAAGTACAGATAAGACGGTTTCATGTAGTATATCTGTCCTGTATATATTAGAGTTGACTCTTCATTTGCGTTCAGACGTACCTCATATGTGATGTTCTGACCGATATATGAATCTCCTAAATCATATTTGATTCTCAAATCATCTGATAATGTTAACATTATTACA